AAATGTTTCAGTCGGATTTGCATATGCAACATATACCTCCTGATTTTGCACGGCCTGTTCGCCTATGTGTGCAAATGACGGCCAGTAGTATTCAAATTGGTCGGCTGTTTTCAAGAAGTGTTTGGGTACACCTTGCTGATATGCCGTGTCAGGCATAATAGACATGATTCCCATGATATATCCGTGTTCCTCACAGAAATACCTTCCGTACTTACCTGAAATTGCGGCTACGCCGTGACCAGCCATATTACCCTGTGGAAGTTCCGTGGTACCTGTGGTGTTAAGGACCTCCGAGATCATTACAGGCTGCTTAATACCGGTGATGTATTCGGGCCTTTGCAGCCTTGCATCAGATGAAATAACGTTGAATTGAGCCCGGATTTGTTCAGTATAACGTGTACCACCACGGGCTTGAAGTTCAAGCCATTCCTGCAATTTAAATGCACGACGAAGATCGGTGATTGTTGTCGCTTCAACCTGAAGTGTGCCATCCGGATCATACTGAATCGGAATACCGGTATTTGCTGCTTCGCCGGAGATCGGGGTGGTTATAACATTACCTCCGGGAGGTACAGTTGGCCAGTTACCAGCTTCCACCCAGCGACCAGCTTGCGTCGCTGTTTGATCCAATACGACATCACCAAGCGGAATATCCACGGATGCACCTTTTTGAGCGAAAGGCAGAGCAGCTGTGAAATAGTCATGTTGCCAAGCGCGACGCCTAAGCTGACCAAAGTCATTTCGATTTGTACTGTTATCGCCGTCGACCAATTTATAATCGACTTCTGCAATAAGATTCTGGTCCCTGTAATACTCATTGTATATAGCCTGATATGCTGCGTTAGGCATGGCTGAAACCGCGAATGAAGATGTGCCAGCAAACTCTGGTAATCCAAGGTAATCCTGTAAAGTACCTGCTGCTAATGTACTTTCATCCCAATCAATTGTTGGAAAAACCCTTGTGCTTGTGGGGTCTGTAATCCAATCCTCCCATCCGTCCCATAAGATTCGGTTAGGGACAAAAAAGTAATGAATGGTTACGTTAAAACGATGCATGACGGGAGATACCAAAGGTGCGAAGCGGATAAGTGCTTCGCTACCTAAAGTAAATGAGTCACCGGGAACGCAGTCGAAGATACACACGGGTACGAGTTCGCCCATATTGCACGACAGTTTTACGTCGTGTGTCAGGTCGAAATGGTTTTTACCGGGTGCCTTAAGCTGAATGGAGTTGAATAGATTGGCCTTCATTTTCTGATTCGTTTTCTGTTGGTAATGTTGATTCAATTACTGTTTGGCATGAGAGAAATAAAGCGTAAGAGAGATAATTTATCAGCAAGTATGCCTCCTCACCAGTAAGCTGGTGGATAATACCGTCTGCCAACTGCTTTACCTTTTTACGCTTCTCGCTCTCATAGGAATTAAGTGCCTTGAATGTTTCGTGTGTCATTGTTGTGTTGTTTGATTTTCGTTTAAAGTCTGATTCCGCCGCGGCTTACGGTGTAATAGCGCTTTCTGCGTCCTTTGCTTTTTTTTCTGCGTCGCATGATTGTTGAATTTTAATTGGTTAAACAATAGAATGAGTGAAAGAATAGGTGAAGCCACCATGAGAATGAGGCAGATTGTTTCGTGTGTGCTGTTTACCATTTATACCAGTTTTTAGGTTTCGCGTTATATGGAAATCCGGCCTTTGGGCCTTCCTTATTTGCAGGTGATTCGGGTATAAAATCAAGATCGCCACCGAAGGGCTTTCCTCCATTTTGACCGTTAATATATGTTTCCAATACTTTCAACCACCACGGTGAATTGGGGTGGATTCCATGGTCTTTCCTTAAATCATAGTCGAGTTTTTTTAGATCGCCATCCAGTCTTATAGACCTAATCCGCGCACGTATTTCGTCGCGTTGTTCTTTTGTGTTTGCTGTTTGAGCCCTCATTAAAAGTATGCGTTCCGCTGCTTGGGCTAAGTTACCTGCCGTAAGTGCTTCGCGCCTTTCGTTCTCTGATAATTGAAATTGATTGGAGATTTCCAGTCTTCTTAAATTTTGTTCTGCGGTTTGAAGTGATACCTGTTTAAGGCTATTTGCCATTTGAAGATCAAACTGTGTTTTTGCAGTTTTTGCGAGTGATTCTCCAGTCTTTGCCGCCTGCAATGCGGCCGTTTGAATTGCGATAGTTTGTTGCTTCTCTATGAGATCAGTTTGTGCACGTTTTTGAGCCAGGTCTACTGATTGGAATAATGAGTTACTGATGCCTGATAAATTCAAAGTCTACTATAACGGTAAGTTTGTAAAAATCGTAACGGAAGAAGAAAAACGATTAATTACCCAAATTGTAAAAAAAATCGAAAGTGACACACGAAACATTCAAGGCACTTAATTCCTATGAGAGCGAAAAGCGTAAAAAGGTAAAACAGTTAGCGGACGGTATCATTCACCAGCTCACCGGAGAAGAAGCATACCTGCTGATAAACTATCTTTCATACGCTCTTTTTCTCTCTTGCCAAACAGTAATTGAATCAACACTCCCAACCGAAAATCAAGAAACAAATGAAGGCAAACTTGTTCAATTCGATCCAGCTTAAGGCACCCGGAAAGAACCACTTCGATCTTACGCACGATGTAAAACTGTCGTGCAATATGGGTGAACTGATACCCGTATGTATATTCGACTGTGTACCCGGTGACTCATTCACATTAGGTAGCGAAGCGCTTATCCGTTTTGCACCTCTCGTATCCCCCGTTATGCATCGTTTCAACGTCACTATTCACTATTTCTTCGTCCCTAATCGTATTTTATGGGACGGTTGGGAGGAGTGGATAACCGATCCTTCAAGCACGCGTGTATTTCCTACTTATGTATGTAATGGTGATGTAGGTACTTTAGAGGACTATCTCGGTATACCACAGAGCGCGGGAGGTGGTGTGGAAGTAAGCGCGTTTCCGCTCGCCGCTTATCAGGCAATTTATAATGAATACTACCGCGATCAGAACCTAGTAACCGAAGTCGATTACAAACTCGTGGACGGTCTTAATTCTGCTGTTAACCCTGCACTCGAAGAACTACGACTTCGTGCATGGCAGCATGACTATTTTACTGCCGCTCTCCCTTTTGCTCAAAAAGGTGCATCGGTTGACATCCCACTTGGCGACGTAGTACTCGATCAGACTGCTACGCAAGCTGGTCGCTGGGTAGAAGCCGGTAACTGGCCGACAGTACCCCCAGGTGGTAACGTAACCACTACACCTATTTCAGGCGAAGCACAGAACACAGGCATACCAATTCAGTACGATCCGGATGGTACACTTCAGGTAGAAGCGACTACGATTACCGATCTTCGTCGTGCATTCAAGCTGCAAGAATGGCTCGAACTTCAAGCACGTGGCGGTACACGTTATACAGAACAAATCAGGGCACAATTCAACGTTATTTCATCTGACGCAAGGTTGCAAAGGCCCGAATACATTACAGGTATCAAGCAGCCAGTAATGATTTCAGAAGTTCTTAACACCACAGGTACCACGGAACTCCCTCAAGGTAATATGGCTGGCCATGGTGTTGCAGCAATTTCAGGAAAGTACGGTAGGTATTTCTGCGAGGAACACGGTTACATTTTGGGAATCATGTCTATCATGCCGGACACGGCATATCAGCAAGGTGTACCCAAACATTTTCTGAAAACTGCCGACCAGTTCGAATATTACTGGCCCTCATTCGCGCACATTGGCGAACAGGCCGTTCAAAATCAGGAGGTATATGTGGATCATGCAAATCCGGACGAAACATTTGGATATGTACCACGCTATGCGGAATACAAATTTGTACAAAACCGCGTAGCTGGTGATTTCAAAACAACGTTGAATACCTGGCACGCAGGTCGGATATTTGCATCAGACCCCGCACTTAACCAAACGTTTGTTGAATGCAATCCTACGTTCAGGATATTCGCAGTTACGGACGAAGACGTTGATCATATGTATTGCCATGTACTTAACCGCGTTCACGCGGTAAGGCCCATGCCTAAATTCGGCAACCCCTATATGTAATGTGTATAACACCCATGTTCCGCAAGGAATATCAGGTTAATGTCCCTTGCGGACGTTGCCCAGTGTGTGTTAAAAAGCGTGTGTCATCATGGTCAGTGAGGCTGTTAAAAGAGGCGGATGTATCTACGTCCGCCCTTTTTGTTACACTTACCTACAGCACCGACCATGTGCCAATCACGCGTAACGGCTGGCTAACGTTACAGAAAACAGACCTACAAACATTCTTTAAAAATTTAAGACACAAGACAAATGAAAAAATCAAATATTATGCGGTTGGCGAATACGGCACGAAAACTCATAGGCCCCATTACCATGTTATTTTATACAACTCAACTGTTAAAGCGGTATGCGAAACATGGAATAAAGGCCATGTACACATTGGACAACTCACACCCGCATCCTGTGGTTATACCCTTAAGTATATCGCTAAGAAAAAGCAGACACAAAAACCGAATGATGACCGCGCGCCAATCTTCTCCGTTATGTCAAAAGGACTTGGATTACACTATTGTACTGACTCAGCGGTTCAAAGATGGCATACATCAGATTTGGATGGACGGTACTATGTACCAGCAGGCGGAGGAGTAAAGGCATCTATGCCGCGTTATTATCGTGAACGCTTATACAATTCAGAACAATTTGGACACCTAAAAGGTGTCCTTGAAAAAAACGCTCTTGAAAAGAGCGATGAACTTCATAAAAAGTATAGCAACTGGCATATTGCACAGTTGCACATTAATCAATTCAAAAAAATTCAAAAAGATGGACTCAACGAAAAGTTATAGGTGGAATACTCAGTACGACAGCCATGGCTGCCCAGGCGAAACTAACCCCTACCCTTCTCAAACTATCCCAAATGAAGCCATGAGCATACGCGAAATCATGATCCGGTATTCCAGAGGATTGCCAATTGATGGCAAAGTGCCTATCTTCGACGAAGAAAACGACCTACCAGATCCACGCAAGCTTGATCTTGCGGAAATTCAGCAATTACGTGAGCAATACGAGGCTGAATTGAAGCAGATTAAGGAAACACAAGCAAAAACAGAAGAAGCCCGTAAAAAGGCTCAAAACGACGAAAAAGAGCAATACAAGAAATTCAGG